CTTGTGCATGAAACTTTAATAAAACATTAATCACCGGCCCAGCGTACACCAGTTCTGTTTAATCTCAGGTTAATGCTGGATTCCATATCGTTAGCTAGTCTGCACAGCTTGTGGCTATCGGACTCTTCATCTTCTGTAGAGATAAAGCCAGCAAAAGGTACTGGCTCAGTATTCGCACAATGGTGAACCTCATCAATCGGCAGCGGCTCGCCACAATGGTCGCAGCTGTGGCGCATTGCCTCTTCTCTATCGTCAGTCGTAAACGTGGTCATCACATTCTCCTCAGTTAATAGCGATATCGCTATAGGAGACATTCTTTCTGAAAAAAATAGAAAAGTAAAGGGGGTGTTGTTATTTTATTTCTACGTCTTCTATATCGGGTGGCTTAATATTGATGCCAATCACCGATGGCCTATCCGAATCATCTGGGCTATCGAGCAATCCAGAGGCCTTGGCCAGCAATCTTAGGACTCCCACCTTATCGTACAGCTCCAGCTCTAGGTTCCCATCCTTATTCACTCTAATCGTCTTGATGGCTTGTAGAGCGTGTTCGGGAATATCCTTAGATGCCTTGACTTGGATGTTGCCCTGGTCATCCCACTCCATAATATCCGTAATCTTGGTGTTGGCCATACAGAGTAGGCTATAAGCCACCGCCTCCTTATTCTCCATAATGGTAGCGGAGCGCTCTAACCTCTTCTGTATAGACCGAATCCCACCCCAGTTCTGCATGGATGGGATCTGCGTACTCAGATTTGACTTAACTCTAGCCATCAGAATGGAATATCGCTATCTGACTTAGGCATCTCATCATCACCGCGAGCAGTAAAGCCAGCTTGCTTGGGCTTACCGATCTTACCGGCTAGATACCTCTTGCCTGTTTTAGCCTGTTTCTCATACGCATTGAACCAATACTCAAGGCCATCAGCTAGTTTGATGCTGCCTGTCCAATCCGCATCTGTTTCTCCACGCTTTCTGTCGTTGACGAATAGCGTAAAGCTACCTTCTTTCATTTCATATGCCATTTGCCTCTCCTCTTATGGTTTAAATTTACTTTCTTCTATTGCCTCTACTACGTTTGCTGAATCCGATAGCCTCTGAGACTCCACTATCATCGCATGAACAACTGCTTGTAGGGAAAAACCCTGTCTCAGTAAGCCAAGACTACAACTGTGCAGCTCTCGTTTTAACTTCTCTTGCTCTTCCATGTTGCCTCCTTAAAAAAGTGGGGAAAATTTGAGGGATACACCCCGCCCCTAGTGGAAGGGTGGGGGGGAGAGGTATGCCGCCTCGCTGGCAGACCGCCTCCAGCCAAGCGCAGAGGGCATGATGCTTTCTTTGTACACACCCACCTCTGCCTGTGCCGTATGCATACCACCGATTGGGTACGTTACAAGCCACGACTGTAGTCAATGATGGAGTCAGGCCGCTCTGGTCTGGCTCTAAGCCACAGCTCTAGGTCATGTGCGAACTGTTGATTAGTTAAACCTATCGATTCTGCAATCTCGATAGCTTTTAGGTCTAAGTCATTTATCGTCTTTTTGTCTATATACACTTTTCCATATAACAACTCAACTATCTCCAACTTGCTGTTATAAGTTACAGTAGCCTCACCAACGCTCTTATTCTCCTGTTTGGTATCTATGTATTCCCTAATCGTTTTAACCGCTCTAACGCTCGTTTTAGGTGCTTTCTTAACCATTTCCATCTCCTCATCTCTAATCATCATTGGACTTCTTAAATCCTCGGTACTCGCAGCCACCGCTATCGCATCAGCTGCACATAACTTCTCGTTGTAAACAACCCTCATCGTTGAGGTGAAGTTCAGCTTTCTGCCTTTATTCAATATCTCAACATAATTCTTTTTTTTTAATATGGTTATGTACTGCGTAATCGCAGAGCGCGTAACTCCTAGGTCTCTCGCCAGGCGCTCTTGCCCCACCCATGTAATCCCAGCTCTGTTGGCATAGCTACAGACTAAGCCTAGAACTCTGATGGCTCCATTCCTAAGAGTCTTATCCTTTAACGCTCTTAGTGGCATAACTGCTATCTGCCTTTGGTCTGGCATCGCAGTCTTTAGCTTTAGCTTAGGTTTCTTTGGGATATCAAAATTCATTTGAATAGAACCTCACCCGCTTATATAGCGAGATATCTCTTTTCAGAGAGTGTTTATCGTTTATCGCTGTGCTTGGGTTATTCACCTCCACGATGCTAGGCCCGATCTCTTCGATGGTCATCCCTCGTGATTCAGCTGCGTTTATCTTGGTCTGGCAACACTCCATTCCAAAGGGCTGGGTTATGGCCCCGAATTGATGTTTTAGCAGATTAGTCATGGCTTTGTAAAGTATTATCTTTCAACTCAAATTCTCCCATCTCAACTGTCCACCACGAGCAATGACATTGCTTGCAGACTCTACGTCTTCTGATCCAGTTCTTAGTCTCATGCGCTCTGGTCTCCGCTACCTTAATCTCGTGGCTATCACAGCCATCATTGACACAAATCATTGCTCTTGCTTTCTCTTCCAGATATCTAACATGGCTGCGTACAGTTCAGCATAGCCAGCCTCGCCACGCACATCTGCCACTTGCGATAAGTACAGTTGCCGAGTTCGCTTGGATCTAAACTTTCGAAAGACCCATTTGGCCTCGCAGTACACGCGATATTCGTTTGAATAGGATCCAACCTCTCGGCCATCCGGCAGACGAACCAGCCTGGATGCTGGGTGAAGTTGACCACAAGCGAAACATGAGAGTCGTAATACATTTACTTGGTCTCCCTCTCCATCTTCCTTCGATAACAATCCTTGCACATCCACCGCCTGACTCTGCCCTTTGCGCTTATCTTCCAATATCCACCCTCAGTTGGTATGCTGTACTGACAGTTGCTGCACCAGCGCTTGCCAGTAATACTTGATTCGGCCTGTACGGCCAACGTGTATATGTCTTTATCGTGTAGACCCATTTACAAATCCACTAATCTCATGCCGTAATTATTAACACAGTCTGGAATTATCAAGTTGGCCTTCTTTATTAATTTGTTTTGCTTGAATGGGCTGTAATCAACGTAATGGTGCCATCGGTTGAACTTCCACACAATTTTAGCAACGTCTGGATGCAGCTTGGCCAAGCACTCAGACTTCTCTAATGTGCCATTTTTATAGAGCTCGCTAGTATTGCCGCCAGTCATTCTCTGCGTGGTTACTTTGCCGGCCAGAAAAGCATTGAATTGAATACTGCAATAGCCATCCTTCAAAGCCATTAAGCATAGGTCTACATCCTCATTGTATTTGGCCCTCCATCTGTGCGGGAAAGCATTGTCTATCAGGATTGTGGAATACACCTTAGTGTTTAAGATAAATGGCGGCACCCTATCTGTTTTTTTGCAGAATGAATAATAGTTAAACCCAGCTATCGGTACGTTCTCATACCTATCAACAAAGTCTTCAGCTGCTTTAAATATGGTTCCTGACTTAACCTCAAACTTCTCATTCCTGTTTAGCCTATGAAAGTTTTGAATATTGTCATCGATAATCCAATGCTTTTTTGCCCCAATAGATATCGAGTGATCCCAGATCCAGTTTCTTGCTGGCGTAGATCCCATGCCAAGGTTTGAGAATGGCAACGTTAATATTTTGGTTGGGCAAATAACTTCGGCATAGCTGTCGTACTCTTGCGGCTCTACAACAATCTTGTAAGGCACTTCCATAGCCTCTAAAGCTTTAGAGGTAAGCCTACTCTGCCACCTACCCTTAGAAACTATGTAAACAGGGTAATCAGGATTCATCAACCCAGCCCTTTTTGCTCAAACCCCAATGGCTTTTAAATGGAAACCAAATGCTCTTTGTTTTTTTGGTAAGTTTTTGATTAATTAACTTGGAAAAATTCTCCAAATCTTGCTGTGTCTCAAACCTAATAATTAGTTTTGAGTAAGGTTCCTGTTTTTCTTGAATGAATTCAGGCATATTTTTCCATTCATCAAATACTGGATGCTCGCTCTCAAATAAATTCATTTAATCTCCTCAATCATTACTTTGATAGAACCACCCGGCACAATGTGTGAGCCACGATAGATCGACAACTCGTCAATCTGCGAGTCATCGTCGTATATGAGCATCTGGAGGCTATCTAGCACCGATTTGAGTCGATTATCCAAATCAAAGACCCTTCTATCTCTTGGCCATACAATCATGCTGACAGACAGTCTCTTATTGCCCATATTTGGGAAGTCACCACCAGAGATGTAATCGGCCACAGCTTGCTTGTATTCGCGCCCAGCCTTACTCATGTAGGTGGAATGAGCGCCCCTACGATAATAGGTATTGACCGATGGCGGGAACGGCAGCTCTAAGACAATCACGCAAGCATCTTGTTAAGACGTTGCGATAGGTCTCCATGCTTAGAAAGAGAAGACCGCAGCTCGTCATTGATAATGACAGCTATAGGCTTATTGCGCTGCTGGGCAGTCTGCTCTAACAATGTTCTAACGTCTGGGCGCAGTCGCACCAGGAATGGCTTTAATTCGGTCATTGTTGGCCTCTTTTAGTTGAGATATCTGATTGTAGACTAAATATAGCGTAATAAGATTAGGGTAAACACCTATCCAAAACTAGATATAGTTTGGTATATTCCTTCTTAGCGATATCGCTTAACCACCCAGATAGAGGAGTTACAAATGAACAAAGAACAAATTATTGCCCTGTTAAATGCCCATTACCCAAAGGCTGTTGCTTATCTTTGCGATGCTTACGAATGCTCGCTTGAGGAAATGACAATTGGTGATGTAGCCTGTTTATTGGCTGGCGAATTAAACAAAATTGAAAATCCTGACTAAATTAACCAGCCCCTACGGGGGTTTTTTATGGGGGAATTATGAATCAGCAATTTAAAGTGGGCGATAGAATCCAACACCAAGAGGGTAGTCATGGTCATGTTATTAAAGACCAAGATGAAGATGGTTTGGTTAAGTGGAAGTCAACTTCAGAAATCAGAATTAGCCATTTTTCTGCATTAAAAATAAATGACAAACCAATGCGTTGGAGAAGTTAATGTACGTCACCTACTATCGTGTATCAACACAGCGTCAGGGCCAATCAGGCCTTGGCTTAGAGGCCCAGCGTTCTGCCGTACAGGCTTACCTTGCTGGCAAAGAAATCATTGCTGAGTTCACCGAGATCGAGTCTGGCCGTAAGAACAATCGCCCACAGTTGGCAGCAGCTCTTGCATTGGCTAAGAAACAGAAAGCCACACTCGTTATCGCTAAATTGGATCGTCTCGCTCGTAACGTGCATTTCATCTCTGGCTTACTTGAGTCTAACGTGCAGTTCGTAGCAGCTGATATGCCAGAGGCAGACCGCACATTCCTACAGATGGCTGCTGTGTTTGCTGAGTGGGAGGCCAAGAAGATATCTGAGCGTACCAAATCAGCTCTAGCAGCTGCCAAAGCTCGCGGTACTGTCTTGGGTTCACCAGCTCCACAGATCGGTTCTCAGGCTGGTTTGAAAGCAATTAGCGACCGATGTGAAGCATATTGCAAAAAAGTCGCGCCTTCTTTGCAAGATATTGTCAGTAAAGTCGGAACCAATCTGCGTACAGTTGCAGCCGAGCTAGAGATACGCGGTATCAAGACCGCCACAGGTTTAGATGTATGGCATCCCGCCCAGGTAGGCAAACTATTAAGGAGAGTGCAATATGCTTGATTTAATCAATACTATTCTTGCCCTGATGTACATCACAGGCACCTTGCTTGTGATTGCTGGGCTGGTCTTGGGTATCTGTGCTGTTGTGCAGAACACCCAGTTCTACGCAAGATGGCAGCGCAAGCGCAGAGAGCGCATGGCCGAGAAATTTATGGAGAGTCTAAAAAAATGAAAGCATGGAACCAACACAATCAATCATCAAAAGACTTGTACAAGTACAAGCCGGAGGACAGCATCCTTGACCGCGTTATCGCCACAGTCTCGGTCATTGCATTTATCTTAATCGTGGCACTTTCATAAGGAGAACTATGTCTTTTACCGACATCAACAAGCACTATGTGCCATCGCAGAAAACAGATGTGATGGCCACATTTATCAAGCATGGATTCCAGCCCCCATCCGAATGTATTAAGTACCAAAAAAAATGGGAAATGTACCGCAACTTACTTTCAAGGAACGAAAAACGTGAGCAAAAATGATACGCAACTTAAAACAATATTGGCGCACCTTAAAAAGAAGAAGTCTGCCGGGATTACTTCTTGGGATGCTATTACCAATTATGGCATTACTCGCCTGGCACACTACATACACCTACTTAGAGCAAGAGGTTATGGAATTGATGATGAGTTTGAGCGAGACATCCAAGACCGAACCCACAAGTGGAAACGATACTGGCTTACGAGTTCACCAAAAGCTGTAGCTAAAAAATAATAAAACACGAGGAGAATTACATGGTAGGAAAAGTCACTCCCAACGATATGCTCTCTGCAAGCCGCCTCCCAGCGGTCTGTGGAATGAGCCAGTATCGGTCACCCAACGATGAGCTACTCTCTAGCATTGCAGCCATCAATGGTGATGAATTACCAAACATCAGCAACGAGTCAATGGATTGGGGCAATCGCCTGGAGCCAACGATTCTGACAGAGGCAGCGCATAGGCTCGGCTGCCACCAACTGGAGATTAACCACGAGAAACCATACTTTCACGATAAGTGGCCTATCTCATGCAGCCTAGATGGCACCGCCACAGGATCCATGGAGGAGGTATTCACCGATCCAGAGCGTGGCATCTATGTGGTTGGTCAGTCTTCTATAAGACTTGAGGGTACAGGAGTCTTGGAGGCCAAGCTAACAGCTATGGATGCCGAGGATGTCTTGCCTCTGTATCGTGGGCCTATACAGCTGCAAGCTCAGATGGCTATCACTAAGGCATCGTGGGGCGCTATCGCTGTGCTGTATCGCGGCACAGAGCTGCGGATCTTTCTGTTTGCGCCACACGCAGAGACCTTGGATCTTATCGAGAGAACTTGTAAGGACTTCCAGGATCGGCTGGATCGGTACAAGAATACTGGTGGCATAGACCACTACCCAGCTATCAATCCAAAGGATGCAGCAAGAACATTTAGCGCTGGCTCGATTGATGAGCCTGTAACCTTGGATGATTATGGGTATGAGTTGGCAAAGTTAATCTTGGAAAACAAGCAGAAAATTTCTACGCTTGAAGAAGAGAACCAAAAGGCACAGACAGAAATTATGAACATTATGAAGAGCCATACAGTAGCTATAGCTGGTAACTACCAGATAACGTGGCCACAACGTAGCTACAAAGCTCAGTTAGCCAAGATAGTGCCAGCCAAAGAGGCTTACACAATTCGTCAATCAACATTAACCATTAAAGGTCTCAAATGAAACTAATCGCAACAGCCATGGTCAAGGCACAGAAAGAATTTGGCCCAGCTCTAAAGTCATCAACCAATCCATACTTCACATCCAAGTACGCTGACCTGGCTGCTTGTGTGGAGGCGGTCATTGATGCGCTGAACAATAACGGCATCGCTTTGATACAGAAATGCCACGAGTCCGATACAGGAGTCAATGTAGAAACATTGCTACTGCATGAGTCTGGTGAGTCTCTCTCCTGTGGAGTTCTACACGTTCCAGCAAGCAAGCAAGACCCCCAAGGGTATGGATCAGCGCTGACCTACGCTCGTAGGTACAGCCTGATGGCTGCCTGTGGTATAGCACCAGAGGATGATGATGGTAACGCTGCCTCTAGAACCGCTAGAAACCCCCTAGATTCGATTCCAAAGCTGGCTGGGGTACCTATCCCTACACCCACAGCCAAAGTCGATCTGAACTCGATTAAAGAGGACATACCTAGTAGCGTAAAAACAACACTCCCACCTCCGGGGTCGGTTCGGCTACAGATACCCGGCAAGGATGCCATCGAGTGTAAAAACATTGAAGAGTTTATTAGCCAATACAACACAGTTGCGGATAAAGTAGCCAACTCCAAGCTGGCGCTGGCTGACAAACAAAAGAAATTGTTGGAGTTCAACACGCTAAACAAAGGCACCATCGAGATGCTATCAACTACTCAGATGGTGATTATGACTAGCGCAAAGCAGAATCGTAAGAAAGTATTAGATGGTGTTGCTTAGGTAGAGGGCGCGTTCATCATTGCGCCTTGATACCAAACCTTTGAGAACCTTGCCGCCAGCCTTTGTCCAATCGAGAAAGGCCTCAGCGGCACCCTCAAAGTCTCCGCGATTGTGTTTCATTCTTAGCGTTGAGCGTTGAAGATTACCCAATCCAACATTAAAGGCAAAGCTGACGAGTGCGCCAAACCTCCCAGGAGTAAGGCCATCAGGACATAGTCTGCGTACCCCGCTTTCAAATCTCTGTAAATCTTCTTCAAGCAACTTGTTAACTTCATCCATGCTGAGGGTTCTGTTCCAGCCGTCTGGGATTGGTAGGTTCTTACGCTCTTCAAGTTTCACCTTTATGTGATTGGGATCTATTACTCTTCCGACACCAACTGTCCACAGTAATGCTGGGCACCGATAGGGAGTTGTTCGTACACCCTCGTGGTGCCGAATCATCTCAATAACTTTATGGTCAATCATATTTGTGTAGAATCTGGCACAGAGATACACGCACCGGCAGCATTGGGAAACTTAGTTATAGAAAAACTCAAGTAGGAGATGCAGTCTTGCTCGGTATAGTGAACCCTATCTCCTCGCCAAAAAGCACACTCGCCTTGGCAGAAGAAGATAATAGCAAGAAAGACTTTCATTTTTTGGAGAAGGCCTGAGTTCCAAACCAGAAAGCGACTACAGAACTCCAAATGATTTGAGTCTCGTTATCCCACAGCACGTCTAATGCAATGCTGAAGTCAACTCCTGTCTTCCAGGCATAGACAAAGCCAAAGATTTCTACGAAAGCAAAGAGGACAAACATCCCATAGGTAATCGCTGGGCGCACCATAGCACGAGCGTTGATGACCCATGTAGATGCGCCTTGACCGATAGCTATGTCGTGGGCATAGAGCGACTCACGCTCTTTCTCTGCTGACTGTATTGCAATCTGCTCTGTGCGGATCTCTTCTACTCTGGCTTGAGCAATGTAGCCACGCTCTAGCATCTGTAGCTCACGCTCAGTCTGCATACGAGCTAGATCCATCTCATGTGCTTTGTCTGATTTATCTTGGAAAAAATCTAGCAGCTTTGGTAAGCCACCGGCTAGGAATGAAACGAGAGTTGTTAACAGAGTAAACATTATTTATATCCCCATACAATAAAATAAGCAATCCAGCCAGCTACTGCAAAGCACCAGAACTGCGCCCACCTAGCCTTAGACAGATCAGAGTCAAACGCTTTCTGAAACTCTTTCTCCTGTTTCTCCAGCTTGACCCTGAGAGCCTCAACCTCTGCCCACCGCTTGCCGTACTTCTTTAGGAAGTCAGCTCTTAACTTGGCCTCTTCCCTACGCACAGCCTCTTCATGTTCCCAGGCAATCAGTACACGCTTGAGAAATAACTCCTTGCGTACTTCATTCTCACGCAGCTCCCTACGTCTATCGAGGTTGCGCTGCTGGGCTACATCAGATGCCTCTTTCTGGGTATCCGCAATGCTCTTGGACAGCTCTTTGCTGACATCACGACTAGCATTTAGAGAACTGCTGACACCCTTTGCGCCCTCTAGGAATCCGAACTGATCCGACACATCAGGAGCCGATCTTAATGTGACCCATCCCAGCTAGGAATGTAACAAGGCCAACGGCTCCGACTCCAACAATCCAAAAGAACTTGGTGACCACAGACTTACCGATATTGGTATAGACCTTCTCGATGACACGCTCAGTTACTTTCTCAACGATATCCTCAATCTCTTTGTCGGTAAGCTGTGTCATAGTAATCACGTTTTCTTTCGTACTGTTTTGCGTACTACTTTCTTGGCAGCCTTACGAGCTGGCTTAACAACAACTTGTTTCTCAATAGGAAACTCAAGGGTAGCCCTGGGGACAAAGCCAAAGCGGTCTAGGATGTATGCAAAGATAAAGTTCATAATTGGCCTATTGGACTGTAGCGGTTTCTTCTTTCTCTAAACTCTCTTTTAACATCTTTAAAAACGCATCTTTTCCTACTTGCAACTGCTGTGCTTGAAACTGTGTTGACGCTAGTTTTCTGTCAAGGTCAAGGCAATGGTTTGTCAGCATGACTTGTTCCTCTGTAAATGTGTTTGTATCGTACTCAACGCCATCTATCGTAATGGGTTTCGCTTGTTTTTCGCCCATGTCGTTCTCCTAAAATGCTAACAAAGAAAGGCTGTTAGCTTGCCCAAGGTGTTCCTGATTCCACTACTGGGTTCTTTTGTAGGGCAATATTAGCTGCCAAAGACTCCTCTATTGCGTCTTTATCAACACCGCCAGCCCAACACCAGTCTAATACTTCTTGCATTGTTACTTGTGCGTAAGGGATTGTTGGTGTGCCACTAAATCCACAAGTGCCATATACGGATGCACTATATTCGCCATCGACTTCTGTTGCAGTCCAATGAGCCGTAGTTATAAAACCATTAGCAGTTTCGTAATTCGTTTGACTAATGTTCCATGTTGCCATTTACTTCTCCTTTTTAACAAGCCATTAATACACAAGGCACACAGTAAGAACCATCTGCGTATGTGCAAGTTACATGATTTGATGTTACTTTAGCGATTGTCTTACTTTTGCGGATGTCATCGCCTTGTGGTTTAGCAGTTCCATCGCCAGCAGACATTAGTAAATCGCCTTTTTGAACTACAACACTTTCTGCAATGCGAATAATCATATCGCCTGTCATAGCCACATTCATATCGTCTGATTGGCATTGTTCGTCAAATTCCCAACTTACAAAAACACCTGCCACATTAGTATCGCCATCAATATCAGATACTTTCATTTTGTTTAACTGTTCATTTGGCAAAACTTCACCATCTTTAGTCCATACGCACATATCATCAAGGTTAGACATAACTGTGCCTTTTAACAGAGTATTGTCTTTTTGATTATTAGGTAACTGTGACCAACGAGATAAATGACCGCCATTATAAGAAACAGTAGTGCCTGATACAGAAATACTACCTTCTGCTGAAGCATCTTGTTGAAAGAAAACAAGAGTACCATCATCTGTTTTTCTATTTACATTCATTACACCGCCTGAAGCCCTTGAAAACTGAGCATTACCAGCGGAAGAAAAAGATGCACCAGTTCCATTTGCATCAGCAACATCACTTGAAGTTGTTGCAACTAACAAATTACCACCTGAAGTAATACGCATCTGTTCTGTATTACCACTCTTAAACACTAAAGGCACAGCAGAGTTATACCAACTTACTTTTATCTGTGCAGCAGTAGAGTCAGCAGATAAATCTAATGTTCCGCTTGTAGAATGGTCGGTAGATACTCGCATTACAGCACCAGAACCACTTACTTCAAATTTTGTATCTGGAGTTATGCCGATACCAACATTGCCACTAGAGTCAATACGCATCCGTTCTGCATTATCTGTACCAAGGGCAAGAGATGAACCTGCAGTGCCATAAAGCATCCCAACATTTCCAGATGCTCCGCTTCTAGCAATCGCTAGTGTATAAGCTGTATTATCACTAAATGAAGCGGCAACACCACCAACAGTAGAAAAAACAGTAAACCTACTACTAGGACTACTAGTACCAATACCTACATTACCGCTAGAGTCAATACGCATCCGTTCTGCGCCATTAGAACCAAAAGCTAATGCAGTATTTCCAAAAATATAAGGCACACTTCCTGATGATGGAGTTGCCAATGCCAAGCCGATAGTAGTAGTAGCAGCATCGCTAATAACTATGCTTGTATCGTTTGCTGTTACAGACCCTAAAACACTTAGTCTTGAGTTTGTGCCATAAACACTAGTCGTTCCAATTCCCATTTGACCTGACGAGTTAATCCGCATACTCTCAACACCACCTTCTGTAAAGGCAATAGTGTCGGCTGCTGGGAAGAAAATACCTGTGTTGGTATCGCCTGTAGTGGTAATAGCTGGTAAGGATACTGTTCCTGCTTGGACTGTGGTAACACCAGTAACTGTAAGGCTAGTAACAGTACCGCCAATTACAGATGCGGCTTGCCAAGAGCTACCATTCCATACACGCAGCTCGTTAGATACAGTATTGAAATACTGGTCTCCTGTGCTTAGCGGGTCTCCATCATTGTCTACAGTTGGATTGCTAGACTTCGCTCCAAGATAGATATCATCAAAAGCATCAAAGCTCGCTGCCGCTGCTGCCGCAGATGCTGCCGCAGCTGTTGCGCTATT